GTGAAGCAAAGGCCATCGCCGCGATTCGATTGAGTAATGGCGAAACCTTGGTGATCGGTCGACGGGGCCGTCGAGGACACATTCAACGCCGGGGTGATTGCGGTGGTGCCAGTGTCGCATGGGGTTGTGGTCTGGGTCCCGGTGGTGATCGTGAATGTGCCATTCGGCCCGGTGTTGGTCACATGCCATCCGCAAATGTAGATGGTCATCGAAACCGGCTGAGAGATCGGCGCCACGAGCTGTTGGGCAGTCGTCGGCCCAACGGCCATTATAGCCGCCCGGTTGCAGAGGATTTGGTTCGGTGGCCCAGAGATTGAGGTCTGAGGCCGAGCGGGAGAACTCAGCCCCAGCCACAGGAGACCGACCAAGGAGGCACAGAGGATCGGTCTCATGTTGCTACCTCAATGGATACCAGGTGTTCGTTGCCTGAACATAGCGCAGTTCCTTCGAGGCACCGGCCGCGAGGGTGGTGAGGGCGATATTTCCGCCCACTATGGTCTGCGAGCCCGAGGGCACTATAGAGAAGACGTTAGTGGCGAAGGCGGCGGTAGTGCCATTCACCACCTCCACAATCTGGCCGTTGAGCGGGGATGGCGGAAGGGTGATGTTGGCGGCCGCGGCCGGTTGGGCGGTGATGATGATGTCAGAAGCCGACTGCGACATCGTCATCGGGGCGGTGAGGGCGGTGGTCAGGACCCCTTGCGAGTTCTGGACCATGAACGTGCAAAGATACCCGGCCGATGGTCCGCCGGGGCCTTGGCCAGCGTTCCAACACTCCTGGCCGGTGATATTCGGCGCCGCTTGGGCGGTGAGGAGGAGGGCCGCTAGGGCCCCCAGAATCTTCTTCATTGATCCCTCCATTAATTCGGGATCGTGAGCCCGGGCGGATAGCCGCCCATGACTGCGTTAGCCTGCTCTGGCTGATCCATGCGATCGAGGACGATGAAGGAGGAAATGGCGCCAGCGGTGATAGAAGCGCCGCCAACGACATAGTTGAGCTGGAGGAACCGAGGGATCGGCTGGTCCAGTGGAGGCCTGGGAAGGTCCATGTCATAGAGCCGGGCGCCCTGAACCAAAGAGGCGAGAGCGTAGACCGGCGAGGCCCACCATGAGGCCCACGTGCCAGGGGCGCCAGAGCCGTTATCTGGCGCTCCCTGGAGAACCACTTGCAACGTTGCGCCAGCGCCAGCGACAGTAGTGGCGATTTGAACCAGCATCTTGAGGGCCGGGTCATCGCCGATACCAAGGTCTCTAGCGCCGCCTCCACCGGCCGAAGTCGGGAGGCCAACTAGCCCAAGGTCCAGGACATTGGTCGAGGTGTAGGTTCCGGTAGCGTGGACCAAAGAGGCCGCGTTGTCGAATTGGAGCAGTCCTTCGAGGATCATTACGTCACCTGTGCTTCGTTGTTGAGGATTGCGTCGCAGGTCCGGATCGGGACGCCACGGAAGGTGGTGATGACCTTACCTTCGAATTCTTCGAGCCGGAGCAGGACGTTGGTCTTGTTCATGGCCTGAAGATCGAGGTAGGTGCGGACAACGCGGTTGGCGTAGATCACCACGCGGCCCATGTTCGCCCGAACTTCTGGGGTGTCGGAGGTCTGGACGGCGGTAGCGGCCGCAGGAGCGGTCGGCATCCGATACAGCGCGCGGACGAGGAGGTTGATCAGGTTCGCCGCTGAGACACCGGTGAGCTGGGTGACATCGATGTTGCAGATTCTGGCCGCATAGCGCCAGTCGCGGAGGACCAGGCCGATTTCCCACTTAAAGTGGTCCCGATAGGCCTGGTAAGTGTTCCCGGAGACATCCTGCACCGGCCACTCGCCCATGTCCCTATGTTGAAGGCCGGTGATCTTTCCCTTTGGGAATGTTGCGTGGAGGGTGTCTGAGCCCCACGTAACGAGCCAGAGGGAAGTGTTGGTGTTAGACAAACCGCCTCCAGCGAGGATGTTCGCAGCGGTCTGTGAGTTGGCCGGGTTGATCGTCGAATATCTCGGGGCAAACCCGGTGAACCGTTCGGGGTTAGCGAACTGGTTCCCATAGATCAGCGTGGCCGCGACCTGTTGGGACATACCTTCGAGGAATGCCCGAACCTCCGAGAGTCTGAACTCAGCGGTGTTACCGTTGAGGTCGGCGATGTCTTTGTCGATCACCGCGTAGGTTTCGAGATTCCCGACGGTGTCGACGATCTGCGCGGTGGTTGATTTGGCGTTCGGGACGCCGGTGTTGAGCAAGCGCCAAGTGGCCTGGGGCAGTCCTGTCCGGACTGTGGTTTTATGGCCGGTTGGCAGGTTCCCTTCGACGACCAACATGTCATCGAGGATTTCATTCGTCTGCGAAAGTAGTTCGATGATGGAGGCGACTCGATAGCCGTCATCCATCCGTTTGGCCCAATCCGCATAGGTCAGGGCCGTTGCGCCAATGATAGCCATATTTGGTTCCTATTGTTCGAGTGGCTCGGTCCTGATCTGGGGGCTACCGTTCATCCCACTTAGGGGCTCAGGTGGTCGAAGAGGGAAGGTTCGGATACATGGCCTTTGCGGGCGAAGGTCGGGGCACTTGGCCGGTTGGGGTCTGCCCAAGAGGCGATGGCCCACCGCCAGAGACATGCTTTCCTTCGTTTACAAGGCCGGCGAATTTGCTCAGCACTCGGATAACGGCCGGATGATCGCCGGCGCCGGTTAGGTCGAGTGCATCGCGGAAATCCTTTTCCAGCGCCGCGTCGATAACGCGTTGGCCGGAAGAGTTCTGGACCATCAACGCTCGGCCGATATCGGTGCGGACGGTTTCCAGCTTTCCGGCGAGGTCTGGATGGTTAGTATAACCGTCTTTCCATTCCTTGCGCATACTCGACACCGATTCATCGATCTGCTTCTGAATCGCGATCTGGTTCTTCGAATACCAATCAACGAGCTTCTGGGCCTGATCCTGCGTCAGCTTGAGGTCTTTGAAGAGAGGAGTGGCCTCGGTGACGAGTTGGGCGGCGAGCTTATATCCCTCGGGGGCTTTGAATTCAGTGTAGGACTCGGGGGGTTCTTGCTGCCCGGTGGGCGCAGGCAGAACTTCCGGGGGCTTCGGGGCTTCCGGGGTAGGCGTTGGAGGCGTGTTGGCATCTTTGATCTCTCCGGTCGGGGTCCGGGCCTCAGGCGAATTGGCCAAGGGCGGTGTCGGCGTCGGTGTCGTCAGGTTCTCTGGGGCTCCGCTCATCGGGTATCTCCTGGACTTGTGCTTCGCGCATCATGGCGACGAATTCATCGGGACAGAAATTCACTATATCAGAGTATAGTTTCAAACCAACATTCCGCTCGCCCTTGGCATAGGCCTCGTGCAGGGCGTTGCCGGTGAACGGGTCGTTGAATATGTGGCAGAATTCGAGGATGTTGTAGAAGAACCTCCGGCCTTGGATTGTTCGCATCGCCACGGTGAGGAACTCGATCCTCTCGCGCTCTAGGAGTTGGGCGCGCTTTTCTGCGCGGCGAATGTCTTTCCGATTTGAGGCGTCGTAGGTCATTGGCCAGGTCCTCCGCCTGGGCCACCAGGTCCGACAGGGCCACCAGGTCCGCCGCCGCCCTGGCCACCCATGAGCGCCTGTAGCGCGTTCTGGCCTCCGCCAACATCCGCCTGCGAGAGGTTCTTGGCGCCTTGAGAAAGCTGTTGAGCAATAGCCGCTTGCTGCGCCTGTTGGTTCTGCTGCTGCCGCTGTTGGCGGATTTGCGCGAGGGCATCTTTGGACCTAATCATCTTTGGATCGTTGTTGAGCAGGCTGGACATCTTCTCTAGGGAATAGTCCGTGTCGATGTTGTCCATAATCTCCGGGACCACCCCAACGAGGTTGCCGGCCATCGACAGGACCCGTTCGATCGAAGCCGCCTTCGTCGCCGCCTGGGCCTGCGCGAGCATCGAGACGAATTCGATGTTCATCATCTTCCCTTGCAGCTCTGCTGGCGCGGGTGGGAGAATCCCGGCCCGATTGGCGATCCCGAACACGCGTTCGATGATCGGCTTCAGGACTTCGTTGTCGATGCGCTCAAGCGCAGGGCCGAGCATGACCAAAGACTCTGACTTCCTCAGGTCCCATTCCACGGCCGTTACATTCGACCGGGTTTCATACTGCGAGGCCACTCTAAGTACATCGTTGAAGAAAGTCTGGGAGAGGCGTTGCTTGACCATCTCCAAGTCGGCGGTGATTTCCTGAACCGGGAATTTGGTTTCATAAGCCGAGGCAAAGCCGGGCTTGCCGGCCGCTTGGAAGCCTTGGATGTATGTGATTCCGCCGGGAGTGAGATTGGCCGGTTGGTTCTTGAGCTGAACATCGGCCACAAGGGGCGGATTGACCATCTTGTCAATGGCCTGAAGTTTGCGGCGGGTTTCAAGCTGTAATTGCTTCTGATCAGGTAACGCATCCATTCCCGGGGACCGGCCATAGGCATCATTGGAGACCACGTCCCATCGGCCAGTAATCGCAGGAGGCTCATAGAAGCCGGACTTGCGGAGGAATGATTTCGGATCAGCAACCCCGCCTTGCGGCCCCGTCGAACCGCCCCATTCCCAATACGCTTCCCGGACTGGGAACCGAGTGGAGTAGCCGAATTCACTGGCTTTGCCATCGTCGTTGGGCTCTATAATATGCGCGATGATCAGTTCTCTGGTTCGGTTGGCGCCGGCTTGGTCTTCGTAGAGTTGCTTGATCGGATCGGAGACGTTGTCGAAACCGAACTGGTCCACGCAGGCATCGACGGTGAGGGTGAATTCGCGCATGAAAACCCTCGGCCGATACTTCCCATCGAGGTCGACGTAGTATTCGCCGAGGCAGGGATTGATACAGTATATAACATTCTCAAAGTCTTCGTAGACCAAAATCGAAGCTGTGCCAAAGACAACTAAGTCGAAATAAAACACCGCGATGGAGTTGTAGAAATTACTCTCGCTGAATATCAGATACAAGAGCCGTTCCACTTCCGCTAACCACAGGCTGACCGGAGTTGTCTCCGTAGAGTCTAGCCGGCCGATTCTCAGTCGGAACCATGGCTGCGTTGGGGAGGACTTGCCAGATACCAGACCTGAACCCAAATTCCGGGCGCATATCACACCCGTAGAGTCGAGTATGTGCTGGTTGATCGGCGAGCCACGGGCCAACTGATTTGGGGTTATAATCCATTTATACCTCCGGGGGAGAAAGTAGTCGGCCAGTTCGCGCCAATGCACCCACCAAGAATAGCGATTCACGCGCTCGCCGATCAATCGGCCTTCGCAATAGCGGCGATAGCGTAGGTCAGACTCGGTGGTCATGAGACTCCGGTAGGTTCTTGGCGTTGTTTGGGTTCTATCTTCTTCATAGGCCTCAGGCGCTCCACACCCGGGCGGCGAGGACGAGGATCGGGCGTTAGGGCTGTTTCAGGAGCATCCCCTGTCATGCCTTCATCGCGCTGGCGATATCTGAACAGCCCTCCCTTAACCGCTGAGCCGGGAGTGGCCGAACCGCCATGGCTGCTGACATCCGGCGTCTTGCCCATGAAGCCTTTATCCGGATCGCGTATATCTTCGATGTTCTTCGACCAGCCTTCTGGAACATTCGCGGCCAGTTCCTTCCGCGAATTATCCGGAAGATTTTGGTCGAGGGTAGAGCCTGGAGCGAAAAGCCGACCCTGTGCGTGCATGAGGCTCGCGGCCATGAGCAGGAAATGATCCGGCGGCATCGGCCGAGCGAACATCGGAACAACGTTATCGCTTTCGCTAGCCGGGACTTGCATGCTACGCTCCTAAGAGGGTCTTAGCGCCCACGTTCTGCTGCTGCGGAGCTGCGGCGGCGGCGGAAAGGAATGATTGACTCGGGCCAGTTGGGGTCCGGGCTGGTCCGGCCGGTGTCACCGGCGCTGCGGCCGGTTCCTGTTGCTTCGGGAGCATTTGCGGAATCGCTTGCACAAGCTGGGCCTCTTGAGCCGCCGCTTGCTGCGCTGCGATCATCTCTTCCCTTCGTTGGTGGGCCGGGGTGCCAGCGCCGAATGAAGCGAATAGGCCGGATATGGGAGAGGTCATATGGCTATCCTTTCGAATGGCTCCCATTCAGTTTCGACTGGGTCCTTATGCGGGAATTCCCCACCGGCCCAAGCGTTGGCCGCGAGTGGCCCGCCGAAGGTCAAGGCCAGGGCATCGAGATCATCGAGGATCAGGCCGGGATTGTCGTCCATTAAATCCTCCTTCGGGGTTAGGAGAATCTTCTCCTTTAGGTGCGTGTAGCGAACGGCCAGCATGGCCTTCTTAAGGTCCGGGTCTTCCGGAATGGCGCCGGTTTTTAGCCAAGACCTTAGCGCTCCATACATCGCCGCGCGCTTGTTGTAGTATTGTTCGCCGACTGTGTCGAAGAGGATTCCTGTAACATCATCCTTGCCAGAGAAGTTAACCTCATGGACAACGAGACGCTTCTCCCGGCATTGATCGACCACACCTCCGCCCACTCCGCCGCCATCGATGAAGATTCCATCTGGCCTCCATGCCAGCCATGATTCGAAGACACGATTGGCAAGCTCAGAGGTGGACACGCCGGAATAAGACTTACGTTCGATAGTTCTAGCATCGCGGCCCTTTCGAGGATAGATGACTGAGCTGTTGGTGCCGTAGCGAGCCACGTCAACGCCAATAGCGAGTGGGGTGGATCGGTCGGTGTAAGGTAGGTCGCGGGACATGGCCAGTTCGATGTCTTCCAGCGCGAAGAACTCCATCTCGCCGCGGCGTGGGAATTGGCCGAGGACACGAATCCTGACGAAGTCGGAATCCTCGCCATAGGCGCGAATCCACTTCTCAAACCGGGATTTGTTGGTGATCTTAACGGATCGGGAATCGATCTGGGTGCAGTCCCAGAAGTCAGAGTGGATTCCGCCGGGGAAGCATTCGCGGAATCGGCCGAGGTTCCGGGTCGGGTTGCCGAATACTAACCAGATGATCTGGGTGTCAGAATCGGTCAACGCGCCTTCGGCCGTTTCCCAGATGATATCGTGGATTTCCGACGCCTCGTCGAAGATTAGAAGAATCCGCTTGCCTTGGTTATGTAACCCGGCGAATGCGGTTGGGTTCTTCTCCGACCAAGCGATAGCATCGATCCGCCAAGTCCGCTCTCGGTCGGGGTCTTTGGCGAATAGCGCTGTAGCGGTGAGGGTGAAATGCGCGCGGGAGAACCAGCAGAGATTGAACCACTTCCCAAGCTCGGCCCAAGTCTTGGTCTTCAGCTGTGATTCGGTGTTGGCGGTAATAGTCCCGCGCATGTCGGGGAAGGTAGTAAAGGCCCAGAGAATGATCCAAGCGACGGTGGCGGACTTCCCAATCCCGTGGCCACTGGCCGTCGCGATCTGAATGGCCTCGTTTATGTTAACGAGTCTGGCCTTTATCTTCCGCATAAGGACCCGGGACCATTCATCCGGGCCGGAGAAGTTCTCTAAAACAGTGCCAGGCTCTCCCCATGGAAACGCTCCCATGGTGAATGCCTCAGGGTCATCGGCTACGCTGGCTAACCAGTCGAGTAGCGCTTCATCCATCATACCCCCGGGAGGGGGTAGAGGGCTACTCCATTAACCCTCTACCCCAGCTCCCGCATCGAGAACCCTTTGGCTGCGCCTGCGAGCAGCCTCGAGTTTAGCCGCAAAATCAACATTAACGTTCATGTTAATGGACTTCTTAGCAATCCCGATGCGGTCGGCGAAGTCACTAGCCACTGCTAGTGCTCGTGGTAGCGGCACTAGCTCATTGGCCTCGTCCGCCGAATCGAAATGATCTTCGATCGTGCGTAGAGACTTCCGATAGATTCGGGAAGAAGTCAAGAAGTTCAAATCTACTTCCGGGTCTAGCCGGGCATGGCGTTTCTCCCTCTCTTCAGCGATCAAGTCCACTAGACTCGGGTCGACCGAAAGGGTAACGACCCGGGAATACGAATACCCCACCATCTCGGCGACCTGTCGCAGGTTATAGCCGCCGGCGATGAGATAAGCGATCATGTGATGTGAATCGCGTAGCCTGGTTATCCGCCGCGTAGCCGACTTCGCTTGCAGATTCGCGAGATCGGCCCGTTCCAACGGCCGGACTCCGCGCAACCGCGGGCTCCGATGATCACGCTGGATTCTCATATCCCTTCTCCATATACTCAGCGCGAATCCGCGCCAGATCCTCTTCAATCCGGTCTGGGTGACTCGGCACCCAGAGAACCTGATCGAAATACACCCCCTGAACCGGGAACCATCCCGGCACCTCCTTCCCTGCCAGCTCCCTATGCTTCGCCACTCTCGCCAGCACATTCTTCGCCCGCCCTACACAAACCGGCCGACCGCGCCGAAGCAACACATACACCCCCATCCCCAACATCTCCGTCGAGTCCACCAACCGCCGATTCAACCAAACCACCAAACTTTCGGCCGGTTCCATTGGCTTCGCCTTCCTCTGGCTCTCGCCCTCTACTTTCTGGCCGTTTCGGCCAGCTAAGCACAATTCCTTATAAAAGTCAATAGCACAAAAACAACAATCGCGATCATCAATTCCAAAACGGCCAATTTTCAAATTTTCTGTCTGAGGGGGTGGGGGCCGCGCGCCAGGACAAAATTTTGGCCCCCGGGGTGAGCCGGGGGCCAGGAGGAGGCTGGTCAGTAGCCGGCTAGGCTTTCCAGGCCAGCTTGGCGCGATGCTTCTCGATAAACTGGCGCATCGGGCTGTCGGCAGGAGCCTGGACGTGATCCAGGAAAATGAGCCACTGGCTGGCATAGGCTGTCATAGGATGGCGCGAGTTGACGAATACGGATATCCCGCCTTTCTGGCCATCGCCATCGTTCACCTTCATGATGACGCCGGAGCCGCCCTTGCTGGCAAGCTGCGCTTGGAGTGCTGCATTCGCCGCGCTCTGTGCCTCGACGATTTTCTTGAGCTGGTCAATCTGCGCTTGCAGGTCTGGAAGAACGCTCATTTTCAAGCTCCATGTTGTGTCCGCCCCGCTTCACATATGGGAACGGGGCGTTTGGGTTTCAAGTGCGACAATTCGTCGCATGGCCAAGTCGTTGATTTCATTCGCTTTTCGCCGGTTTAGCCGGCAAAGATTTAGCCGCCAAATTAGCCGGCGAACGAAGCCGAAGACTGTAGTCTGGACTCACTCAGTCTTGCTCTTAAGTATGGCCCAGACTCCGCGCGCAGTTCCACATGCTGGCCAGACCCAATTCTTCGAACCTACCCTGATCAGACCCTGAACAACCCATGATCAACCTCGCATAGCCTAGCCTGAGCCTCGGACGCATTGTAAGCTCGCCACTAGTCACGGCACCCCACTACCCAAAGGCCTATTTTTATATATATATATACATATATACATGGGGTATAGGG